CCGCCGATAAATAGCAAGTGGAAATATTCGCTCGCTTTACTCGACGGATTCTTAGTGGTGGCCACTCGTCGTTCCGCTGCCAACACTCATCCCGGCGAACCGAACACGATACCGAGTTTCGTCGGCATTGTGATCCTCGGCCTCGGTGTTGACATCGTCCGGGTCATCCTCATCTCTGGGCAGAACAGGGACGCACCTGATCCAGTTATCACAAGTATCGAACACGAACAGACCGGGCTTCTCCCGAGGCCCAAGGATGGGTGAGCCATCGTCCCGCTTGCCCAAGAGAGGAGGGGCTGCGTTCTTGAGCATCCGACGCATCTGATCCCAGCCAGTCACACGAGAGCCAGCCCTCTTGTCGGCTGCAATCCACTTGATCCCCTTGTAGACGTTGCCGTCCTCCATGCGGACACGAGAGATCATGTCTGTCGCGATGCAGTTGCCGTTTTCGGCCACGAAGATCTGCGAATCGGCCACTCCGGGTCGGACACGGCACCAGTTCGGATCGCGAGGGTCACGGTATCCCCAGCGGAGTTCCCTCTCCACAATGCCACGAGCGATGTCTACCGCGAGCAGCCTCAATCCTTCATTGGGCTTCCCGGTCCAACCATACCATTCGTGAATGCGGAAGAGATCTCCCTTCACAGTCGACTTCCACTGGCCGTTCGCCAGCTGAACATCTTCCCCGTTGGACACCGCCCACCATCCGACGGAGAATGGCTTCGAGGAACCCCAGTCGAAGCTCCGATCGATGCGCCAGTTCGGCGGGATCGCGAACGGCTTGATGATGTTGATTTCTGGATCCCAGACATCGTCGAACATGCCGCCGCTGACGATGTCCCACGAACCCTCGAGCCATGCTTTCTTCTCGGCATTGTTCCGAGCCGAGGCAGCGAGCTTGCTGATGTAATCGGGATCGCTCTCCAGCAGGATCTTGTTCTCTTGCAGACGGCTGAAGATCGAGAGGCGCGGTGGCTCCGGACGACCCTCTTCATCCACGAGATCGCGGCGAACCTTCATGTTCATGCGGTCAGGCAGGAAGCGGGCCTTCACCCAATTGTGACCGGGACCATACGGGTTCGTCGTGGCGCGAACCATGCGCGGCATTCCGGGAGTGGACGAGCGGCAGCACGAGAACATTCGCTTATAGCCATCATCAGTCGCCCAATTGCAGAGCTCCTCCCATCCGATCCACGGATACTCGTGACCGTGATAGTTCCAGTAGTCGTCCGCCTTCTTGAACTGACGGAGCAGGAGCTGTTCTCCGTTGGGCCAAGTCCAGACGTGCTCACTGTGGTTGAACTTCGCCTGAGGCCAGATCTGCGGGAACCACTTCTTCGTCTTCGTAATGACGTCCGTCAACTGCTTGTAGGTCTGACGGAAGAGGATGCCCTTCCAGGCGGCTCCGAATCCTCGTCCTGTGAACATGCCGAACGACATGAGCAGACAGTCGGTCTTGCCGCCGCCTCGCGTCCCCTGAAAGAGAACCTCAAAGATCGGAGTCGCAGAGAGGAAGGCCTCCTGGCTCCCAGCCTGTGGCCTCCAAATAACATTATCTGGATATTGTGGTGTGCCGATCGTCACTCGAACGCTTCCTTTATGATGAGGGCCTCACCGGCCTTGATCAACCAGAGAGCGTCCTTGTTCGCCATGCCCGAGCTTCGGAGGCCGAAGTCACCATCTGCGTCAGTGAACAGAATCAATACTTCGGAGGGAGCTTCCCGCTCCGTCAATCCGAGGGCTTCCGCCACTGTCATCCGTTCGTGGGCTCCAAGCTCCACAACTTTCATTGTATCACTCATCTATCAAATCCCCCATAGGAACTTGATGACAGATGATACTTCAACCGAATGATTCTGGCAAGTGCTGTTTTTCAGCCACCGAGCCCAGAAGGGAGCGGGCGCGCACCACGGTTCTAAAAAGGGGAAGGTGTCCGCTTCTCGTCGTCCCACGTGTCCGCCCACTCGACGTTCGGCGGTGTCCCTCGGAACATTGCCCTCATGCCGAAGACTGAGTATCCGCTCAGCCCTGTCCCGACTGGCGTGAGATAGAACAGCGTGTCTGGGTTCGCACGAGCATAATCGATGAACTCGTCGATATAGACCTGGATCATATCCCTCGGGAGCACATTCAGATGCTCGTCTTTAGTGGGAATGGCGTATGCGTTCCCTGTCGGACCGAAGCCAACACCGCGCTCGGCTCCATGGTGCGTCGCCGCGTGAAGGGCAGCACCCTTCCCATGCCGACCGGCCAAGTTTAATCCGAAAACGAAGATCTTCCCGACTTCCACCTGTCTCATCTCAGAATTCCAATCTCACTTGGGCTCTCGGTGATCTATAAAAGCCGGAGGGAGGTCCTCCATTCTCATTCTGCGTTTGCAGATCCTCAATCGGTCATTATATGCTGACAGGTTCGGATGGGCGGGGCCACTCCGGTAGGCCGTCTGTCGACAGCCGTTGATGGGGGGAGGTCAGGGAGGGAGGGACGAGTCGCCTCGCCCCTCGCCGATCTGCCTCAGGCAGCCTTGGCCTCATCGGTGGCCTTGGCCTTGCCCTGCTCCCATGCCTTGACCGCTGCATCATATTCCGCGTCGGTCGGCTCGCGGAGGGTGAGGTAGCCGAGCTCAGCGTAGAAGGTCACGTCGGAGGGGATCAGCCCTTCGATGGTCTTGCACTCCAGCAGGGTCATCCCCTCGCGGTAGAGGTGGAACCGCTTGATGCAGTTGCCCTTGCCCGGATGGCCGATGATCTTGTCAATCACCCGGAGCATCTTGCGCTGAGGCTTGGCGACGACCGCCTCACCAGACAGACCCTTGATGGCCTTGCCATTGGTGTGGAGGGTGACGCCGACGCCGGACTCGGCCTTGGCCTGGACGTTAGCTCGGGCGAGCTCAATCCCATGGAGAGCGGTCTGCTGGACGGGAGCCTCGGCCTTGGCCTTGGCAGGAGCAGCCTTGCGGAACTGGCGGACGGGAGCGGAAGCGTTGGACTTGGTCATGGTGGTATCCTTTATCGGTTAAGCGGTGAGCGTCATTGCCCTTACCGTGATTTGAGTATGCCAGTTCCCAGGGCAAATGTAAACCCCTATTTTTCAAAAAAGACCAAAATAAATTATTCGGCTTTCTGCGGATTCTGCTTGCGCCGGATCGCAATCTGTGCTAGTCGCGCGCGCCCGCGCAATTAAGGGAGTGACAAAATATTTTCGGTTTTCTGCAAAAAGGACTTGCGTTTCCGGACGGGATTTGCGAGAATGATTTCACAGCAGCGGTTGGGGAACGGACAGACTGCGCGATTTTGAAATGTGGCAGAATTGTGGCAGAGACCTCTCGATCTGCCGAGAGCGACACCGATCTGCCGAGAATGACCGGGGATGACAGATTGACCCTGTCGTGACAGAACGAAGCTGTCTGCCGAGAATGTCCGAACGTGACAGATCGAAGCTGTCTGCCGAGAAGGTTGCCAAGTGACAGATCGAAGCTGTCAGACCGACCGAGCCCAGAGAGGTGAGCTGGCGGGTCTCGGGAGAGTCCTCGCCAGTGATCAATCGGCGCTGTCATCTACCTCTTGGGCTTCGCCCTCGATCACAGTGCCACCTGCGAACTTCGCTTCCCAGTCGTCGATGGAGCTGACATCGGCCGGAGCGATGAGAACGCCACCGCTCACCTTCATGTCCACTTCCTTCTTGTCCCGATAGCGTTCGTCGTGGGCCTTCAGCTCCAGCTCAATGAGTCGGATGGGGTAGATCTTCTCCTCGCCGACGACGTTCCCGTTGCGATCGTAAGTGATCTTGGTCGTGCCTTCGAACACGAGGTTCTGGTGATGCTCGAGCAGCTTGTCTCGGTAAGCGATCTCGGCCTCTCCACAGGCTTCGGCGAATTCCGGGTCGGCTTCCATATGGCGACGGACCGTCTGAGCCGTCACTCCTGCCGCCTGAGCAGCATGTCCAATACGACCATGTTCGGAATATTCGGCGAGGAATATACCCTTCGCCCGATCATCTAATTTCTCGCGCTGAGATACGATCTTCACCCGCCAATTTCCCTCGCTATCCTGATATTGGACAGGAGCGAACATATGAGTCTTTCGGGGAAGATTGTCGGCCATCGGATTATACCTTGATTGATCGAAACTCGGCGGTGCGCGCTCGAGAGATTGAATATCAGAAATCGCTGAGTTCATATTAGCCCAAGGAGAGGTTGAGTAGCAAGTCAAGATTTAGTGGAGTCAGCACTTTGTGTAACTGAACTTGAGTTTGATAAGTAATTCCAACAGCTTAGGCCAGTTTTGTTCATTTACTTTATTACTTATTATATGACTTTACTAAATAACTCTGAGGGTCAGACCATAGCTGTCGTTTCCTCTGGGCTCGCCCACCGTCCACCGCCGAATGTCAGTTGCTCACGCCCAAACCACCAAACCGCCAGCCCTCCGAACTGGCGTCGCCAGTGGCACCAGAGCCAGAGTAAGCCAGCAACAGAACTGAGGAAGAAATACCCGAATGAATATAAGGGCTTGCCTGACCTTGCTCATTTGATGTATCACTCAGTTACCAGCGTCTGACTCCACTTACGTCCCATAGGAGGGCCATTCACATGCCAGTAACGCACATTCGTCCAGTCGAAGCCAATGGTGTCCGACTGTATTATAGGACCAACTACAAGGTCCAGAAGGGGAAGGTCGGCGGTCACTACCGAGGCCCGATGTATATTCCGCCCAAGAGTAATGACGGCAAGGGATTGTTCAGGATCATGGACCCGGACAATGTGATGGCTTGTATGCGATTGTATCGTTGGTTCCTGGAGGAGCACGAGCGGAACGTCAAACGCGACGATGGTGTGTATTCAGGTATGATCCAAAAGGACGACCTGATGCGCCAGTGCTTCCCGGATTGGCCGACCGCCAACAAGCATCGGGTGGGAAGGCTGCTCAGGCTCGTGCTGCCATACGAGGTCAACTTCCAGACCAATCGGAGCGACAAGACCAACTCTCAGATGTATTGGCGATGGACTCATGCCCTGGATATCGCCTATGGCCTCGAGCATGTGATGGCGCTCTGGCTGCCGATCTACGTTGAAGCGTCTGGCGGCTCCTGTAGCACAGCCGAGGAATATATGGAAGAACTGGAAATCATCCGAGGGCAAACAAAAGAAGAGGACCTCGACTTGGTGGCCGAGATCCTGGAAAAGAAACTATATTAAGGACGTTTACCATTTTTGGAACCGAGGCGCGCACGAGAGCCCATTTGGGCTGGACCTGTCGCCTCGGACCGATTGCCCAGGAGACTAATGCACCTTGCTCGAGGACTCCTGAGCGTGAAGGGATTCCTCCACGTCATCACCGAAGATCGCCTCGATGGTGGCCAGATTGATGCTGTCAGCGAGCTCGGTCGTGATCGCATGGGTGTCGAGCAGCTGATCCATCAACTCGTGGTATCTGGCACGAGTTGAGGCTTGTGCAGCCAGATCCTTCGACTGACACGCCACGATGAAGTTCAGCTGAGTGGCTTCGATGGCGCGAGCCAGCTTGGCAGTTTCCGCTTGCTTGAGGGCGAGGGTCTTGCGGTTGTCACAGATCTCACACATTGGTAGCTCCTTTGATTGCGAGAACAATGGGAGACAGGATTGCCGCCCAATAGAGGACCACGAACGCCCATAGGGCGATTGTGGCAGTTACCTTCCGGACGATTGCCAGTCTGGGATGGGCCTTGTCCCATTCCTCGTGGTAACGGTTCCAATCCCGAGTGGTCTTGGCTCCGTATTCTTCCTTCGCTCTTATACGAGCGCGTTCAGCTGCGAAGTCCATCACGCGGCCTCCTCAGTGAAGCGATAGCCATAGGCTCCGCCGGGGAGCCGATGGCGAGAATAGCCACGGCACTGGGACAGTTGATCGAGATACTTCCGCGCCGTGGTGACGGAGCAGCCAGCCCGCTCGGCGACTGCCTGAGCACTGAAGTTCACACGGAAGAGGATCTGTCCAGGAGATGGAGCCTCGTTGCAGAGATCCTGGAGGGCTTGGCGGACTTTACCGTAGGCGCTCATTTGTTGACCCTCACCCGTTTATACCGAGACGCGGCATGTTGGACGGATGGACATAGATGACCATCATGGCTTCCTTGCCGAGGAAGACGCCCGTCCGGATGATGGCCTTGCCTGGAGCGAGAGCGACCCGAGCGCCTTCCGCTTCATTGTCCATGGGATGCGGGCGAGACAGCTGAGAAGCGGTAGCAATCGCTCCAGACTCAATGTCCAGGCCGTGATAGGTGTTGCGCGTTCCACCGGACCAGTTCAGGTCGGTGAGCATGACCGACTCGGTCGCTTGAACACGAACCTTGCGGCGACGATAGCCGAGCTGAGAGCAGATGCTGCGAAACTCGGTTGCTGGAAGTTCAATATCACGTGCCATAACGCCCTCCTTATTGTGACTTCATCACAGCACCTGGGAGTTCAATTGACAAGTGCTTTGTTTCAGCCAGAGAGCCTAAACACCGAGACCCTCAGAAGCCCGCTCAGAGCCTCGCCCTGCTAGGCTACCATTGCCCGGACCGCCAGCAGAACGCCTCTGAGGCCGCTCTGAGGGCTGGCGATTGGGCCATTGCACGGTCAGCCCGCCCCCACGCGCAGCCTTGAGTTCCTTCAAACGCTTCTGGTCCGCAGCGATACGCTTTTCCAGCATATCAATCTCGGTCGGAGCCGTGGTCGGGATGATATTCACCTCGCAACCCATCGTCTCCCCGATTTCCAGCGCCTTCTTCTGGGCTTCGTTGAGATGTCCTTGGCGAGTTCCGCTGATATGACAATGGAATGAATCGAACTGGTCGTTGGAGAAGAGGGTCGACTTCTTGTCGCCGTTGATCAGCACCACCTTAAACGCGGAGGACGGGTGACGGCGAGTGTCACGGTCCCCGTTCGGTTGCTGGCTGACTGTCTCGTGGATTTCAATCTTCATGGTTCGGCCCTCCAAGCCCAAGAGAAGAGGGTCCGGCCAGACCCATGACCAAATCCGGCCGGACCGAGGCTGATCAGATCTCCGACCAGCCTGTCGACGTGAGCTCATAGGACGCCTCATCCTGCGGGCCATCGGCTTCCACCGAGGGGAACAGGTAGGCATGGACCGACAGAGCTTCTTCCTGCGATTCACCAGGACTGATGATGACCGTCCAGTGTTCGTCACCGAGATCGTAGCAGATCAGGGAGCCAGGAAGAGCGCCAGCGAAACCATCGTAGTCGCGATCTTCCATCACCTTGAACTTACCGCCGACGATATCGGCCAGGATGCTCGCGGGAGTGAACGGAGGGACCGGCTTCCCCGGCTCCAGTTCGATCTGCCGGATCAGCTGCAAGAAGGGCGAGTGCGGAGCGGTCCAGTCTTCACCGGACTCATTGACGATGAGTCCGCGCCCCTGGAAGACCATGCCTTGGAACATGAAGCGGCCAGTTCCCTTCGGATTGATTGCCCCTTCCTCGTCCACGTAGACGACGTCGCCGTTCGGCATACGATGAGCGGCCTCGATCAGCTCGCAGCCGATGAGTTCATAGGCCGACTTGAGATGATCGTCGCCGAGGCGGACCACCTTGATGGCGCGAGCAGAACTGTCGATAAGAATGGCGTGGACGATCTTGTCCATATGAATCTCCATGATGTTGTCCCCCCGGAGAAGGAAACAGGGCGAGGAGGGGGCGTCCTCGCCCT